GCGCTTGCGAATACCATGGGAACCTCACTTTTGGTGACGATATCAGATAACTGGATGTGACGGAAGGATGTGCTTTTGAACCCGCTGGCCGATCCAGCGCATCACTGGCACGGCCATGCTATTGCCCAATGCCTTGTATCGAGGGCCGTCTGCCGCCTTCGGTATGTCGGTGTAATCGTCAGGGAAACCCTGCAACCGTTCGCACTCTTTCGGGGTCAAGCGGCGCACTGCCATTTGTTGGTGTATGAACCGTTGTTGAGCAGACGCATCAACTGGCTGCATTACTGTTGGTTGATTGATGGCAGGGTTACCATCCCCGCACTTTAACGTCATGCTAATATCCCCAGTAATAGTGCCGTTGTAGCAATCTGTGCCTACGGCCATCTGCTGATGTATAAACCGTTGTTGGGCAGAACCACGACTTTCACGGGCCGAGTCCAATGTGGACATTACATCGCCAAGAGGCCGAACAATTCCATCTGATGATGCATATGCCATTGGTTGCATTACGGCTGTGCCTCCTTGTGCCGCAGTAGGGTTCAACCCAGATGCGGAATCCAATGTCTTGCTGGTGATTGCATCCATATCAACATAAAACCCGCCCTCTGGCCGATCGGGCCGCTTATTGCCGCCAAAGATATTGATTGGTTGCGCTACCGCCATACTACCCCCACCATTCGCATCATATGCGCCAAGAGAGCGAAGCGTAGGCGACATGTCCGTTGTAGCGTCACTGCCGTAGTCTTTTGAGTTAAATGCAATTGGTTGCACCAACACATTCTCACCACCGTTGTTGCGTCCCTGAGCAAAGGCGATGTCAGACACGCAAGGGTCTTGAGTGCCGTGAACAACTGCCCAATTGCTTTCAATACCCTCGGTGCCTCGCATACCCTTACTGATGCCAGCCGTTATTGGTCCGGTAATGTAAAAATCTAATTCGTTGCCTTGCCCTCCGGGCCTGCTTGTGCCGCTACCGCTTGCAGCGAGCGTTCCAACAAGCTCGGTAACTTCTTCCCGCGTTTCTCTGCGCGGCGCAATATCCCGGCGCATGCCTTCGCGCTCAAAAAGAACTTCTGCGGGATCAAACCCGTCTCCAGCACCTGCGACAACGAACACACGTCTGCGGCGTTGGGCCACTCCGAAATATTGGGCATCAAGGACCCGCCACGCCGCTGATCTTTTGGGTCCAACAACCATACCAGCGTTTGTCCATTTGCCCCCTGTCGGGATGAGGGGGGAATCGTTTCCAACAAGGGCGGCAAGGAAACATCCGAAGGCGTTGTCTTTAACTGACAGGACGCCGGGCACGTTCTCCCAGACGATGATGGCGGGGTTGTCTCCTCTAGCACGTCGAAGATCGTCAATTGCATCTGCCAGCCTCACAAATTCCAGTGTTAAGTTGCCTCGATCATCCGATAGTGACTGCCTCAGCCCAGCAACGCTGAATGCTTGGCAAGGCGTTCCCCCAACCAGAAGGTCGGCGTCTACTATCCAGTCCTGATCACGCAGTACGGTAAAATCCCCATGGCACGGCACATCAGGGTAATGATGCGCTAACACCTTACGGGGAAATGGTTCTATCTCGCTAAACGCCAATGGTTCCCATCCAAGCGGATGCCACGCCACTGTCGCTGCTTCTATGCCAGAGCAGACCGATAAATATCTCATGATAGCCCTATATCAATTGCACCAAAATTAACGCTACTTTGGCACTTTATGCATCGGATATTTATTTTGCAACAACAATATGTTAGGAAACTTGTCATTGGCACGACACATTACATTCCTAAGTAATGTTTGTTTTTGTGCGGCTAAGGGACAAAACCATGGCACATTCAGAAGAGTATCTGCTGAACCTAATACAAACTTTTAATTCCACAAAAAATGCTTCTGCCACTGCTAGAGCTCTACAGATCAACAGAGCAACACTCCAATCGCAACTGCTGGTCGCTGCTCAGAGGTTCCCCGATTATATAGACCTAAAAAACGGACGGCCCAAAAACGCCCATGACGCAAAGGTCAGGGATGTTGTTATGCCTAAAAAGTGGGCCGTGCCGCAGGTATACATCCCTGAAAAACCAATACGGAAAGTCTTGGTTGGTGGTGACGCCCACCTCTGGCCCGGTGAGCCGCCCCTGATGTGGAAGGCATTTGCCAAGGTCGCCAAAAAAATTAAACCGGATGCCATTGTTCTGAATGGCGACATACTTGATGGTGCCCGCGTATCACGGCATGGGCGTTATCTGGGCTCTCAAGCCCCTACAGTGGGGGAAGAGCTTGAGATGGTGAAGAGGTGCATTAAAATGCTACCGACCGCCTCAGAGCAAATATGGACCATGGGGAACCATGACATCCGCTTCGACAACTACCTTGCCAATAATGCGGGTGAGTTAGACGAGTATGTCGGATCCATCGCAGACAGATTTCCTCAATGGCACTTTGCGTGGGCAACCATCATCAATGAAGTTGAAATCCGCCACCGTTTCAGAGGCGGCATTCACACCGCGTGGAACAATGCGCTTCATTCGGGCATTAACATCGTGACCAACCACACCCATCAGTTACAGGTAACAGCCGTCAGAAACAGGCGCGGATCCCATTATGGAATTGAGACCGGCATGTTGGGCGATCCCAACTCACCCGCCTTCGAATACACCGAGGGCGTTGTCAGCCGCGCTATGCCGGGCTTTGTCCTGCTGTCGTTTGACGAGGATGGCAACATGATGCCGCCTGAACTGGCGGAGATGATTCGCGGAAGGCCTGTGTTTCGCGGTGAATATGTCTTCTAACGGTCACACACAAATAATACAAAATACCCGTTACAACCAACCCCTGATGGAGTTATGCCATGACTGCAATCGTAATTGGAACCCTTCTGCTCAACCATGATGCAGAAGCCGACACAAATTTCGTGACCGTCTCTTATGACGCAAACTTTATGAACCTCGACGTTTTCGAGCGTTTGTATTACGTCGATCGCGCCGTTGACGAGCTTCTCTCTTCCACTGACGATCCCTTCGAGGACGAAGAAGAAGAAGACGAAGACGAAGAGTGGAACGAAGAAGAACTCGCCTAATTGGAAGGGGGCTTCGGCCCCCTTTTTCATATCTTGTGCGCCAATCGAGCCGCTTGCATTGCCCGCTCTAGATCAGACGCAGACACCGTCAACCTCTCATTGAACCTTTCAATAATCACATAATCACGCCGATCAGGGTGATTGGTAACCTGCAGTTCAAGCTCGCCGCAAGGTTTGCAGTCAAGTTCCCAAACTCTAACCGTAGCCTTAATTTCCATAGTAGTACCCCCCTGTCGTGGCGTTGTCGGTAAATCGTTCTCTCTTTTTAATGTGACGCACATATAACACCTTTAACTTGGGTAAAGGGCATCAGGTGGAGCCCCTGTATGCAACATATCGCTTTCGATATCAGCGGTCCACTCTTCGCCCCGGATGATCATGCCAGTGCGGCGCAAATACTGTAGGGCCATTGTGACCGTATCAACCAGATCGTCATGCTTTGCCTTTGGAAAGGTTGAGCACTGGGTGATGACCATGTCGGCCCACGACCGATCGGGAGCGTACACCAACCCACTGGTAAACAGCGGCACCACAGCATGCGCCCGCGAGATTTTATCAATCCCGATGTGTGCGTGAGTGCGGTACAGGTCGATCGGCTCAACCACGAACGGCAGGTGGTTGTAGATGCGCCTCAGCTCTTGAATGACGCTCGGCCCCGATGCCTTGTTCTCAACCAGCAGTTTGTCCACCTTGTAGGTCTTCATGGTCTCTGCAACCTTGGTGACCAGATCGTGCAGCTCTAGCCTCTCCTGCCATGCATGCATCAGGATCACCCGTGGGTGCTCCTCGGAGTACTGCCGATCCTCCACAAAGTTGATCAGACCGTCACGCCCGGTTACGCGGGTTGCCACTGCCTTCTGGTTGCCGCCGGTGAAGATGCCCCAGACGGTCATCGCGCTGTAGTCGTTCTCGGTCTTGGTGGTGAACGCGGTATCAAGGCTGGCCACTAGATACTCTACGGGCGGGAAGTTCTGCTGGTCCCAGAGCGTCCACCAGTCGCGCTTGATGATACCGCCGCCCTTTGGTTCAGGTCTCTGCTGTAACTGCCCTGCCGTTCCCCATGGACCCAGTTGCCGTTCCAGTAGGCCGACTTCCTTCTCCCCCATGCGCTCTGGCCAGAGCAACTCGCCCTCTTCCTGCCGTGGATCTTCCCATCCGTAGGTGTTGACAAAGGCTCGGTCCTTTTCGAACCGCATCGGTAGCATCAGGTGGCACCAGTCCCCTACATCCTTGGACAGTATGTGCCCCGTGAGGTCTTCCTCCGAAAGTCTCTGTTGGATAACAACAAACGCTCCAGTC